GTCTTCGACGACATCCAGATTCACAAGCCCGCCAAGACCGGCGACGCGGAAAAGCGCGTGCTCAACTGCGAGTACACGCTTCTCGTCAACAACGAGGCCGCGCATGGCGTTGCGGCTGACCTCTACGGCCTCACGGCCTCGACCTAAGGGAGAAACGCGCATGCCTGTTACTCACGTTCCGGTATTGATCCCGGATGCTTCCACCTACACGGTCAAGGCCAAGGACTCTGGTCTGGTGCATTATGTGCCCGACCTGACCGCGACTTGCACGATCACACTCCCGACTCCCAAGCCGGGGTTGTGGTTCGAGTTCGTCTATGCCGGCGACGCCGCCGACGCGGTGAACTGGGTTATCACGTCCGGTTCGGACACCTACTACTTCAGGGGCGGTCTGACCTTCCTCGATCAGGACGGCGATGTGGTTGCGCCCATTGATGGCGATGGCAATAGCAATTCCAAGCTGACCATCATCAACGCGGAACCCGGCACGCGCATTCGCGTCGAGTGCGCCAGCGGCGTTAACTGGTTCCTGAGCGGCCACGTCCTGTCGGCCACGATCCCGACGTTCGCCGATCAGTAAGCCAACACAAGCAACGAGAGGGCGGTTCTTCGGAGCCGCCCTTTTTCTTTTCGGAGCAATGAATGCATCCCGGCATTAAATCAAAGGAAGTCCAAATGGCTGAAGCGACCGCGCCGAAAGCGCCCGCGACGCAGATGTTTCCCGTTGTGCTCAACAAAAACTATGTCCCGATGGGCGACTATGAGATCGTCGGTTATCTCAAGGCGGCTGTGAAGCGCAAGGACGCCGCAGGGACCGAGCGCATTGTCGAGCGCGAGGAGTTCATTGAAGGCGAGATGAAGCCGCACACTTCGCCGGGCGTTGGCTTTGGCGAGTTCGTTGACGGGAACGGTCGCAAGACCAACGCCAAGATTTGGGCCGGCACCACGATCAAGTTGCCGATCGAGGAGGCCAAATCCGTCGTCGCCAAGAAGATAGCAGATCGGGCCGATGCCATCGCTGCCTGACCCTTCGAGAATCCCTGACGATCAGTGGATTCCCGACGGCATGTCGTCTGACGGCCTGCGGCGTTACTACGTCTATTGGGTCGACAAGGAAAACGGCGTTGGCTTCCGCAAGACTGAAAACCTTGTTGAAGACGCGCTGCTGAAGTTCAACCGCGAAAGCCTGGATATGTCCCAAGGGCAACGCTTCAGCGACGAAGCCATTGGAACGAAGATGGCGAGCATCCCGCTCAACATCTTCTATCGCGATCTGGCTCCCCGTCTGAAGGAAGGCGACAAGGACTTTGTGAAGTGGTGGCTGAACCACGACGAGAACCGTCCGTACCGCACGTTTAGGGGCAAGGTCTGATGGCGATCACGACCTATGCCACGCTTGTTACGGCAGTCGAGAACTGGCTTGCTCGCTCCGATCTTTCGGACCGAATTCCCGAGTTCATCACGCTTGCTGAGGCTAAGTTCAATCGGGTGCTGATCCATCCGGGCATGGAAAAGCGATCGACGGCCACGGTAGACACCGGCAACACTGAGCCTGAATTTATCTCGTTGCCGGGCGACTTCCAGACCATGCGCCGCGTGCGGTTGTCGAGCGTGACGGGCAAGCCGATGCTGGGCTTTCTGTCGCAGACGCAGATGGCTGACTATCGCTACAGCACAGACAACATCACGGGCCAGCCAGCTTATTTTTCGATCATGGGCGACGAGCTGGAATTGGCCCCGACGCCTAACGACGATTACACGCTTGAGATGGTCTACAGGGCTTATCTATCGGCTCTAAGCGCGTCCAACACAACGAACTGGCTGCTGACCCTCGCGCCCGACCTGTACCTGTACGGCTCTCTGCTTGAGGCTGCGCCCTACATCGGCAACGACGAGCGCATTCCGGTATGGGCCAGCGCCGTCAGTACGGTCATCGATCAACTCAACACGCTCGGCCATCGGCAGTCAGTTGATGCCGGGCCGTCTTCGATCACGCTTCCCGGCGTCACTCCCTAAAGGAACACAGCATGGCAGAATCAGGCGGGCGCCTAAAGCTCGGGCGCGGCATTGTCGCGTCGCAATCGTTCACCCCGGCGGCTGCTGCTTATGGCGCGGCTGACATCATCAGCGTTGCGAAAGAGTTTTCTTTCACGTTTGCGGATAGCGGGGAGGCCATCCCCGCAGGGTCGCTGATCCGCGTTACGTCAACGATTATCAGGATCGATCAGACAGCGGTTATTTCCGGCGAAACGAGCTACACGCTACCGCTTTACAGCGTCACCCCGCCGTCCGCGCAGGCTGACAACGCCGCATGGACATTGGCGTCCGCTGATCTTGCCTCCTATCTCGGCACGATTGCGCTCGGAACACCAGCCGACGTAGGCGCAGCTTGCTTTATCCAGACGCAGCTTTCGGACAAGCAGGATTACTTGCTGGCATCCGGCAAAACGAGCTTGTTCGGTGAATTGGTGACAACCGGCGCGTTTACGGCCACGGCAGTTGCGCGTCAGGTCGCACTGTACGGTTATATCGTCTAAGCATGGCCGTTCGCGTCACTCACGCCAAGGTATCTGGGAAGACCTATACCGGGTCCGATCCTGACCGCGTTGGCGGGCAGCATTGGGATGCGGATCATACGATCGCGGACCTGACGATCCCCGGTAGCCTGACGCTGGACGGGGCTTACGCCGTCACTGTCAGACTCGGCGGAGCTACGGATGTCACGCTGCCGCAAAGCGGCACGCTAGCGACGACTGCGGACGTTGCGGCCGGGTATCAGCCGCTCGATAGCGATTTGACGGCAATCGCTGCGCTGACAACGACCAGCACGGGGCGCTCGCTGTTGGCCATTGCCGATGCGGCGGCTGGCCGAACGATCCTTAGTGCACAAGCGCAAGACGCAGACCTTGACACGATAGCGGCGCTATCGCCATCGAACGACGATTTCCTGCAGCGCAAGGCGGGAGCTTGGGCCAACCGAACGGTTGCACAGGTTCTAGCCGACCTCGCTGCGGCAGGGACAACGTTTCAGCCCCTTGATTCGGACCTTACTGCCATAGCGGCGCTGACGACGACAAGCACAGGCCGATCTCTTTTGGAAATCGCCAACGCAGCAGCGGGGCGGACCATCCTCTCGGCGCAGGCGCAAGATAGCGATCTTGATGCAATCGCTGCACTGTCTCCATCGAATGATGATGTGCTGCAGCGCAAGGCCGGCGCCTGGACAAATCGCACCATTGCGCAACTGCTGACTGATCTGGCGGCGCCAGGAACCACATTTCAGCCGCTGGATTCAGACCTGACGGCTATTGCCGCTCTTTCGACGACGACCTTCGGCCGGGCGCTACTTGCTCTGGCGGACGCAGCGGCGCTGCGCACGGCAGCAGGTCTTGGCACGGCTGCGACGCAGAATACAGGTACAAGCGGCGCCAACGTCCCCCTTCTGAATACGTCTGTGACGTGGTCGGGCGGGTCGCAGGTTTTCGCCAATACAGCGGCGGGCGCTGTTCTCTCACACATCTACGTCCAGACGACGAATAGCGCGTCGGGCGAGACGCACGCCGCGCGTTTTTCGACGCAGGACGACAACGCAGGCACTATCCGCACGCTGTTCTATTGTTCAGCAAATCTCGATACTGGAACTGCCAATCAAGGGATTATGGAGTTCTTTACCGAGAATGGCGGCCTGCGCATCGCACGATTCGACTCCTTGGTGGCCAATAGCGCGACTCGTTTGTTCCTTTATGACCGTAGCGGGAATATCCGCGCTCAACTGAAAGGCGACAGCGCAAGTAGCACGAACTCCACCAGCGGCGCGCTGATACTAACCGGCGGCGCTGGTGTCTCTGAGAACATCACAGCCGGCGGTAGCATCAAATCAGCCAGCGCAACCGCTGGCGTAGGTTACGGCAGTGGTGCGGGCGGAACGGTCACTCAGAGCACAAGCAAATCGACTGGCGTCACGCTCGATAAGGTCTGCGGCCAGATCACAATGAACAATGCCGCGCTGAACGCGGGCACTTCTGTTTCATTTACATTGACCAACAGCGCGATTGCTTCAACCGATACTGTCCGCGTCAACATTCAATCAGGCGCGACAGCCGACAGCTACAATGTAGACGTGACAGCCGTCGCCGCCGGCTCTTGTCGCATCCAAGTCCGCAACTTCACAGCCGGAAACTTGTCGGAAGCTCTCGTGCTCAACTTCGCAGTTATCAAGGGAGTAACTTCGTAATGGCTATCGATAAAGGCGAGGAAACGGTGACGCTGCGCACGCAAGAGCGCACTTGGCGTATTGAGATCGAGTCCCCGGCCGGACAAATGCCATCTATAACGGCGCATCGTGAAACGGTCATATCTCTGCCGGACGGAACGGTTGTCGGTAAGGAAGCCGGTGTTCAGGTCAGGCGCACCCTTGAGCAACTGTCTCAAGACGCGGAGGCCTTAGCGATGGCAGCGGCTATTCCGGACATTATTGATCGATGGCGCAAGGATGACTTGGCCAAAGGCCCGAACGGACTCTAAGTCC